CACCACCAGGTCTTGGTATACCAGGCCCTAAAAGCCGAGGGCCTGGAATATAAGGGCCTCGGTACCGGCTCAGGTGACGTGAGAACAAAGCGACGAGGATGGCAGATTGGCCGGGTAGGGTCTGTCGAGGCATACAACACCCAATATGTTGAGGCCGAATTTGAGGTTTTGTCCGGGGCCTTCATGCAATTGGAAACCCGGGAAACCCTGGATCATATAAAAGAACTGACGGATATCACGTCAAATCTTAAGGCCCGCGCCGATCAGCAGAACCTTAATAAGTTCTACGAAAAGTTGGCCGCGGATATCAGAAAACAATGGCAGGTAAAAGGACTAAATGGGCCATTCCCAACGGCCGCGCAAATTCCCGGAGACAGGGGCCTTGATCCTTTATACTTGGATAAGCTGGCCCTGGCCAATGTATTAAACGAACTCGGTACCATGGCAGCGAAAGGGCAGTTGACTCCGGGTCCGCAATGGTCTGACGTTATTGATTACCTCGCGGATCAGAAAGGGGACGCTGCCAACGCCCCCATGGCAGAGCAAAGCAGGCTGTTCGATTTCCTTAACCATCTGGTAAAGGAAAACGTAGCCGGAGCGAAGCAGGCCAAGGAGAGTATTGATTACATTAGAAAACACGTTCGCTCAATTCAGAGTTATCTTGGCGACGAGTTTGCAACACCACGGGACTTTAAACCCGAAGGGTATACCGAATGGAAACCCGCTCCCGGAAAGAATTGGCACAAAGCCTTCAGCATTTCAGATCGGTTGGCCTCGGCCGTATTGGCTGGCGAAGAGGTTCTGGACGAATCGAACTCCGATAAGATCCACCAAATTCTGGCCCGCGGGCGCGATATCGTTTGGATTATCCCGACAGGCGTGGCGAAGACTCTGGACGGATTTGATAAAACCGTGGACCCTGGGGATCTGTCTCAATATAGCCGCAAATCGATGAATATGTGGAAACGATGGACCCTTATGAACCCATTCAGGTTCATTAAATATAATCTAAATAACTTATCTGGCGACTTAGATATCTGCTTCGCGTTTAATTATAAGATCGTTACTAAATATCTATGGGGTTCAGTCGTGGATCTTGCTAAAGAGTACCGCGGTAAAACGGTACCCGCCAGGGTTCTTGATGAACTCGAAACGGCCCACTCTCTCGGGGTCCTTGATTCTGGATGGTCATTTGTCGAACTAAGCAACGTGGCGGGAAGCCTCTCTGCCATGGACCGGATGGAAGCGCTTAAGGGCAACAAGCCGAACTTTATAAAACGCGGCTGGCACCGGCTGCAAGACTTCACCCGCTTCCGAGAGAACATGCTTAGGCTTGCGGCGTTTCGGTTTTTCCGTGACGAGATTGCAAAAGGCGTTTCAACCTACGGCGCCTCGAACGCAAAAGAGATCGACGCAATACAGGACCCTGACCGCCGGGCGGCAAAGCTGGCCCGCGAATTGCTCGGGGACTATGGAAATCTTTCGCACGCTGGACAATTCATCCGGAGCCATATGTTGCCCTATTATGCCTGGATGGAAATCAACGCTCCCCGGTATGTGCGTCTCATGCGCAACTTAAAACATGAAGGCCGCAGGGGGACCGCTCGGCTTGCGGCGATATTCGGAAAAAATATCGCCTGGAAATCAACGAAGCTCGGCGCCAAAATGGCCGGGTTTTTCATCATGACGAATCTATGGAATGCGGCATTTTTCGCAGACGAGGAAGACGAGCTTGGCGAGGCCCAGCGCGAGCAACTTCATTTGATCCTCGGTCGCCGGGACGACGGGTCTATTATATCGATCCGGCTTCAGGGAGCCTTCTCCGACGCGCTGTCTTATTTTGGCGCCGAGGATATCGCGTCCGATATCAGAGGCCTGAAATTAGGAAAGCGGTCAATGTGGGATGTGACAAAAGAATCCTTGCTTGCTACGCCCAAGAAAATAATACTCGCTATCCGCCCTGACGTTAAGGGCCTCGGTGAGATTATTAGCGGCCGATCATGGTATCCAGACCCTTTCAACCCCCGGCCTATCAGGGACCGCCTGGAATATATTGCTCGGACTTTTTCTCTTAACACCGTGTACGATTGGGTGACAGGTAAACCAAAGCGAGGCGCTAACGTGGGGGAAAAGCTGGCCAACGACTTGTTGGCCCTCGGCCTCTATTCGGCCGATCCGGGTGAAATGGCTTATTACTCGGTGCTCGGCCTGGTGGACGATTACCGAAAGGGGCAGGGCAAAGAGCAGCCGGCCGTCGTCCCCACGGATAAAAGCAACGCGATGTATTATTACAAGCAAGCTTTGAAATACGGTGACCTCAAAGCAGCTGAAAAGTACCTTAAGAAATACCTCACTCCGCTCAGTGAAGGCGGGCTTGGCGGAACCTACAAGGGTTTGGAGGCATCGATTAAGCGGTCCCACCCGCTCGGTGGGATAGCCAAGAAAGATTGGACGGCTTTCACGCAAACCCTAAGCCCCAAAGACAGGCAGACCCTCGCCTACGGGATCAAGTGGTACGATCAGACTTACCTGGGAGCCGGGGCCAGTGCAGCGAAGATGGGCGCAGCAGGCGGGACGAGACCCGCCACCGGTGCCAAGGGCTCCGGGCTGTCACAGCAAGACGCACTCGAAATGATGCGGCAGCAGATTAAATAGGACATAAACAGGACATAGCTATGATAAAGAGGCCCCCAGCTATCGCCGGGGGCCTCTTTTATTTGTCGGGAAATGTCTTGAATAAAAACATAGCTCACGGTATAATTGCAAATTGAGAAAATAGGGAGGTGCTTATGAAAAGTTTTCGCCCGATTTCAAGTATGAAATTGTGGGATATATCAGAGCTGGCGCAATCGGCGGCTGAGTCAAGCCCCGATATCGATCTACGCGAAGTCTCGCAAAACGCGAGGTTTTCCGTTCAGTACCTTTTAGGCGGGGCCGGGCACGTCCTGGTAGAGCATTTTGCAGCCCCGGTAAAAGGCGGAACTTACACCGAAGGCGCAGCGGACGTCGTGGAGATAGAGGGCGGCGGGGCTCAGGTCGCATCTGTTAGCCGGGCGGTCACGTCAAACGTGGCCACCATTGAGACGGGCGCAGCCCACAACCTGGCCGCAGGTGAGTTTGCAGTTGTCCGGGATATGGAAGACTCGTCCTATAATGGGATTCATAAAGTCGTCAGTGCCCCTGACGCGACGCACTTCACCTTCGCTTTAACACATGCTGACGAAGTGGAAATAGCCGACGACGGGGGCCGGGTGGTTGAGGTTAAATGCGGAAGCGTATCCTTCGCCCCGGTGGCGGCCATGCCGTGGTTGAAAATTACCGTGACCGAACAGGGCGATGGATCGATCGATTATCTAAGCGTCTGGCTGAACATTCAGTAGGAGGTCGGCCATGAGATTCGAACAGCAACCCGTAACCACCTTCAAGATATATGATGGGCTATTTGAGACTGGTCCAGCTTTTTTCACTCCCCCAATCTACCTCGGGGCTGTTTCCCGAATTAGCAAGTTCTCTATGAGCGTCATATCTGGTCGGGGAGGGACCTTAACTATCCGCGATTACCGGGGGCCGGAGGCTACAAGACTGTCTAACGCAGGCACTACAATTTATTACCGATACAGTTTCGAACTCTATGCTCAGACAGACACGGTGTATAGGAAATGCATAAACAACGTGGCCACTATTCGAACTCTATCCCCCAACTCGGCACTCGTAGGGCAATTTATGGACGTTCGGGACATGAGTGACTCTTCATATAATGGTCTGCACAAAGTAACGAGTACGTCGAGTAGCTACATTTTTTCCTACGCTTTGAACCATGCGGACGAAGCGCAGACGGATGATGCGGCCGGAGAAGTAGGCCGAGTCGTAATATATAACGGGGATTTCTCATCAGCTATCATAAAACCGATGCCGTGGGTAAAATTTGGAATAGAAGTCCCGTTCGGCAGCTTCTTCCCGCTTAAGGTTTACATTCATATTCATTAATCCAAATTTCACAAATAAAAAGCCCCGGTAAACTTAATTACCGGGGCTTTTTACGTTTTATCTATTGAGAGGCTTAGGGAGGCCCTTCTTGCTGGGCTTGCTGTCCAAGCGCTTGCATCATTGCCGCCTGCTGCATCGCCGCTTCTTGCTGCTGGCGTTGGGCATCTTCGAACACCCACTTGTGATAATCTGCATGAACAAGCAAAGCGTCCTGAATGACCTTGTCCAGATATCGGAACTGCGAAGAAATAATGAAACGCCGATGGATCTCATAGTGAGCCATGTGATTGTCGTAGGAAAAGATCGGATCGAATTCGATCGGGATTCCTGGCTGGCCCGTACCTCCGCCCATGGCCGCAAATAGCCCTGGGATTACCTGGATTTCCATAATCTCGTTTCGCTGCTCGTCAAATACTTCAACGATCTTCACTTTTTTGGGGTCAAAATTGGCAGCCCGCTCGTTCTCTTCCATCGCCCTGGTGGCGTCCGCGTTTGTCTTGTCCTTGAAACCGGCCAGGCCCATGCGGCGCAGTATCTCGCGCTTGAATTCAGGCTCCAATCCGTTGTCGGGATTGAAGAACCCCTGCTCGTAAAGCCTGATGATCATATTTGTCTGGCCGGCCTTGGTGGAAGCGGCCCCACTGTTCAGCTCAAGGCGAAGATCGGTGTTGTTCCGGATATCGGAGCCCCGGAACTTAATCACCTTGGCCCGGCCGTCTTCATCCGCGACCTTGAGCATCCGCTCTTCGGTGTAAACTTCCTGGGCGAGTACCAATTGTTTTCTCATGCTGCGCTTTAACGCCCGGTAGAACCGAGTGATATCCGGTTGGTGGCCTTGCTCTGCCGCATCCCGGAGAATGTCAACCATGACGCCTGATGCATCAGACGAAGGGGCGTTACCGCGCATAACATTCTTAGGATCTCCGGCGGCGTCCTGAGCGGCTTGACGGTGGATCATTCTTTCGTCCAACACCTGGACCGGAAGAGCCATGCCGCGAACGAAATCAGGCTTGGCACCGCCGGATAGCAGGGCGTCATATTGCAAGACATTCAGGGTCTGACCGTACTTTGTGAGCTTCTTCAGCGCCAGGTCGGTCGGCACCATTACCGTTGGTTGGCCAAGGCCCTTGCGGTTTATTTCCAAACTCTGGTCAATTTGGTTGATGGTGTTCTGAGGAGAGATTAAATCATTCACCCCGGGGTCCGACCAGAACCGCCCAGGAACGAAATGGTAATGGTAATCGGTCAGCGAGTAATCCCATTTCCCTTCTTTGCTGATCGGGATCGGCATCCGGTCGTATTCAAAAATGACCTGGTCGCCAACCATTCCAGCGTAATAGCCATTCGGGTGATCTTTTGTCGGCCGGAATTCAGCTTCCTTGAAGAGCGCCATATCCTCATCTGGCGTGAGGTCCTCTTGAATGTCGATTCCGTCGCCTTTCCAAGGACTGACATTGGACACGAGCTTCGAAAGTTGGCGCTCGTAATTGATCACGGGGTCGTGGATATCAGACGCTACCTTAACTTTAAAGGTGTCCTCGATCCACTCGATCGGCCGAATGCTTTTGATCCCGATGTATCTTTTCTGGTAGAGCTGGGTCCCATAGGAATCCAGGCGCACCGAGAACGGGGACATATTCTCGGTTATTACGTTCCCAGTTTTGATAGGGTTCCCAGATTTGTCGAACAACCAGGCGTCCTTGTCGCTGCTCGCATAAGTCCGGTCAAACGCGGACCCGGTCAGAATCATCCAGATCGCGGTCTTTTCTTTTTCATCGAGGATGTGTTCGTCGTTCGCAGTCTCAAGCCACCGCAAGAACATCTCGCCCATTTCAGCCGCTTCTCGGTCGTCCTGATCGTTGCTGTTTGGCCAGATTGTGACCGAGTAGTCCTTGTTAAGGATCAGGCTCTTCATTGACCGGACATAGTCCCGGATGATGTTTGATACCGGGGTGGGGGTGTAGGGGCTCGGGCTCATGCGGCGAAAGGTGTTCTGTCCCCGTGCCCACTCGAACCACTGCTCGCCCAAATAGTACAGGATGTTCCGGAACCA